TAGTTTCACTGTTTATCTTGAAAATAATGAGATTATGTATTCAACAGATGCTAGTGGTTTTTATAGTATTTCATTTGATGTTAGAGAGGTTATAACCTAATGCCTAGAAGTTTATCTACTGATTTACAAACTCAAGTATCATCAACAGCAACTAAGACAGCTTTTCTGGTTGAGCTTAATTTATCATCTACTATCAGATTAACTGATTGGTATTCTAATGTTACTTATGATTCTAATAGTTATGAAGCTGGTGGTTCTTTTTTATCAGTTGAATCAACAACTGAAACAGGACAATTAGAAGTCAATGAAGTTAATATAGGTTTTTCTAATATCACTAATCAAGTTAGGTCATTAGTTGAAGATGGTGAATTTACAGATAAAACAGTAGATATTTATTTAGCATATTTTAATGAAGATGAAACTATAGTTGGTGCTATAAATTATTTTACTGGACAAATTAGAAATATAGGTATTAATGAGAATTTAGATGAATCATCTTTACAGATGACTGTTGCTTCTCATTGGGCAAATTGGAATTTGACTAAAGGCAGACATTTTTCTGATGAATCTCAACAATCATTTAGTTCAGGCGATAAAGGTTTTGAATTTGCAACACAAACAAAAGCAGATGTAAGGTGGGGTGTATAAATGGCTTTTATGTTACCAGCTTTCTTTAGTAAAATTGGTTCTTTCCTTGTTGGCAACTGGGCAAAAATTAAAGCAGCAGCCTATCTAGCAACTTTTGTTGTTGGTGTTAAAGGTTATAGACAAGCTCAAGATATGCTTGCTCAATCTCAATCTATATTGGCTAATAAAACTTCTGCTGGCGGTAAAATTCCTGTTATATATGGAACTAGAAGAGTTGGTGCTCAGATTATTTATATGGATGTATCAAGCAATAATTCAAGGGATTTATATGTAGTCTATGCTTTATCAGTTGGCGAATGTGATGAAATACTAGGAAGGACTATTGAGCTTGATGGTAATCCTTTAACTGATTCAGCAAGATTTAGAAATGGTGGCTATATTGGGTCAGATAAAATATCTTCAGGCTCAGGTTCATTAAATACAGTTTCACAAAATGGAGCTCATAGCGTGTCTGTTGGTGGTGGTAATTTTGGAACAGACCCTACTGCAAAATATAGATATGTTATGAATCTACATCATGGAGCTGCATCACAAACAGCAGACCCAATGCTTGTTGCATCTATGCCTAACTGGACTTTTGCACATAAACTAAATGGTGTTTGTTATATAGCTGCTCATTATGGCTTTGACAACAATGGTATGTGGTCAGGAGTGCCACAATTAACAGTTCAAGTAAGAGGTAAAAAAGTTTATGACCCAAGAGATACAAATCAAACATTCGGAACTGTATCTACTTATGAATATTCAGATAATCCAGCTTTAACTTTTTTAGATTACATTACTAACAATGAATATGGTAAAGGTTTAACAGAATCACAAATCAACATGACTACATTTAGCTCTGCTGCTAATGTTTGTGATACACAGGTTGACCAACCCTACTTTAATGGTTCAGCTCAATCACTCACTTGGAGTGCAAATAGTGGTGATAACTTTTTCACAATAGCTGGTGCTGATGCTAATGATGATTGGTGGCAAAACAAAATAGGTGAACTATTAGATTTATTTGATGCTAATGGTAATGGTGTTTTAGATGGTGATGAAATTATAGATATACAAAGAAGTCAATTCTTTGATTCAACAACAGAATATATTATTTTTATTAATAATTATTTCGGTAGCAGTTATGCTTCACAAACAGGTAGCTCATTATTAAAAGTTAAAAGATTTACTTGCAATGGTTATTTAGATACAAATAAAAATGTAATGGATAATGCAAAAGAATTACTTGCAAATATGCGTGGTATCTTTTTATATATAGATGGTAAATATGAACTATCAATAGAAGATACAGGTTCTTCTACATTTAGTATTACTGATGACCATATTATTTCTGATGCTGGTATATCAGTTGATTATGGCAATAAAGACAAAAAAGCAAATAAAGTTATTGTTGAATTTTTTAATGCTAATAAAAAATACGAATTAGATACAGCTACAGTTTTACATGATGCAAGTCCTGAATATTATTCAGATGATAATGATGAGATACTAGAAATAAAAGCTGAGTTTCCTTATGTAACTGACCCATATATTGCATATAACATGGGTAAGGCAATCTTAACTAGAAGTAGAAATCAAACAACTATGCAGTTCTTAGGAACTCCTGAGATGTATAAACTGAACGTAGGAGATATAGTTACTCTTACTTATGCAGGTTTAGGATTCTCGGGTAAAGTTTGTAGAGTTGAAGCATTAGAATTGCAATCCAATGGATTAGTTGCAGTTAGTTTAATAGAATACTTTGATGTTTATACATGGGAAGTGCCACCGCAAGAACCAGTAGAAGAATTAGCTAACTTACCTTCTGCTTATGCAGTTAAACCTCCAACAGGATTATCATTTACTGATACTGATTCTAGTTCTACAGGTAGACCATTTCTATCTTGGGATGAGCCAACAGACTTTCCTGATTATCAATATAGAATCAATATTGTAGATAGTTCTAGCAATCAAGTTAAAAATACTATTGTTGATGTAGAAAATTGTGATTTAAACTTTTTACCTGTTGATGCTAACTATATTGCAAGTGTTACTTCTTTAAATGTATTAGGCTCAGAATCATCTCCAGCTACTTTAACTTTTACTATTGGTGATGCTCCTACTGCTACTGCTGATATACAAGATGATGCTATTGTTACTGATAAAGTTAATGATTTAGCAATCACTACAGGTAAAATTGCAGACTTAGCTATAACTAATGCAAAGATAGCTAATGCAGTTATTGATTCTGCAAAAATTGCTGATGCTAGTATTACAACTGCAAAGATAGCAAATTTAGCTGTTACTGATGCAAAGATAGATTCATTAACAGCAAATAAACTTACAGCAGGTACTATAGATGCTTCAGTAATTACAGTAACTAATTTAGATGCAGATAATATTAGTACGGGTACTTTAAGTGCTGATAATATTCAAATAGATAACGTCACTTTAGATACTGATGGTAGTGGAAATTTAATAATTAAAAGTGGTGGTGTTGGAACTACACAAATAGCTAATAATGCTATTACAACAGTTTTAATAAATGATGATGCTATTACTACAGCTAAAATAATTGATGATGCAGTAACTAATGCTTTGATAGCAACTGATGCTGTTAATCAAGATAGTATTGCAGCTAACTCAGTAACAGCAACAGAGATTGTAGCTAATACTATTACTGCATCAGAAATAGCAGCAAGCACAATCACATCAGCACAAATAGCAGCTAATACTATTGTTGCAGATAATATAGCAACAGGAACTTTAACTTCTGCATCAGGTGTATTTGGAATTATATCTGCTGACGATATAACTACAGGAACTTTGAATGCAACGAATGTAGCAGTTACTAATTTAAATGCAGATAACATAACAACTGGTAGTTTAAATGCAGATTTATTACAAATAGATGATGTCACCATTGATACTGATGGAAGTGGTAATTTAATACTTGGTAATTTTGATGTTAATACTAATGCTAATGCAGATACTATAGGTGCAGTTAAAGGTTCTATTGGCACATTTTCAGCTACTTTATTTGTATTGGGAGCACCAATAAGTAGTTTCTATACTTATCAATTAAGAAATTCTGATAGTACAACTGGTGATTTATCAAGTTTATTATCAACTCCAATAACTATTACAGTTCCACCTACTGCCACCGCAACTACTCAACAATTTATTGCAACCGTGGATATGTCACCTACAGGCAGTGCTGGTGGTTTTGGTACAGATACAATTTATTTAACTATTGGTATGTCAACAAGTTCTAGTGCAACTACAGTTTGGACTACAGGAGAAAGTTATGAATATGTTTCAGACCATATTCCATTAAGTGTATCTATTATATTTTCAATAACTACATCAACAACTGCATCTGTTACAAGGTATGTTCATGCTTATGCTGGTGCATTAGATTTAAATGGTAGTTTTAAGGCTACAGTTACAGTAGAGGGTTTATATAGATGATAAAAATAAGTGTATATAAAAAATCTGATGGAGTTATTATTGAAAATAGGTCAGTAAATACTTTAAATGAAATGAATACATTAGATGATTCTATATATGGATATGTAGAAGGTCATTATGATATTGAAAAATATAAATGTATTGATGATGAAGTAATTGCATATCAAAAACCAGCAGAAGATATAAAAATACAAATAAGAAGATTTAGAGATGCATTATTAGCAAAATCAGATTGGACTCAAAATAATGATAGTCCTTTATCAGATGCAAAAAAACAAGAATGGGCAACTTATAGACAAGCATTAAGGGATTTACCTTCAAAATACAACTCAGATGATAATATTACTGATGTTATATTTCCAACCATCCCTGAATGATTTAAAATATATAAAATAGGATTTTAATATGGCACAACACGATTACAACATAGCAAACCAATCAGGTGCAGACTTTAGAGCAGATTTAAACAATGCTCTTTTAGCTATTGCAACTGTTAATAGTGGCTCAACAGAACCATCAACTACATTTGCCCATCAATTATGGGTAGATACATCTAGCAGTGTATTGAAGATAAGAAACGCTGCTGATAATGCTTGGGTTACTACAGGTGTTAGTATTACTGCATCTAATACATTTACAGGGAATTTAACAGGAGATGTTACTGGTAACTTAACAGGTAATGTTACAGGTAATGTAACTGGTGCTTTAAC